TACATCCGCGTAGAACCGGCGAACACCTGCCCACCGATCAGATTGATCGGCTTTAGCCCGTAGGGCTTATCAACCGTGGGGTAAGCCATTTAAGACTCCTAAATTATTGACCGCGCCCGAACGTCACCTTGGTTTTGCGCTCCGCAAAGAGCGGCATCCGCGGATCGTTCTCACGCATGAAGTTGTTGTCAACCGATCGAATCTGAGCTTCAGTTTGCTGCTGGTAATGCTCGGTTCGATCTTCAACCATTTCTACAGGGGCTCGGCACAGCATCAAACCGCCAATCACGATGTTGTCCTTGAAGCGATCACTTTCGATATTCGCCAAAAAGACTTCTGGATGATCAGCTGCTTTGACCGGTTCCCAGCCTTCACGAAGTTTGAGAGAAACATTCATGGGGTCAGGTTGGCCGCGCGTAGCTACACGAACCCAGTGATGTTCCCATCCGGGTTCTGGCGTGATAGTCGGAAGAACGTCCGGGCGATTCCAAGCACGCTTTCGGGCCGTTTTCTCTCGAGTCTCAAGTTCGCGGTTTTGTCTGTTTTCAGCCATTTTGTTTCCTCAATTCAGCAACCGAGTGGGCGTATTGTTCCGGAGTAAGACCAAGCTTCTTTGCTAGCTTGACCGCTGATTCGGTCAGTTTGATCTTAGTAGGAGCGGTACTGCGCGTTGCCGGAGCAACGACAGAAGCGCGGCGCGGCTTTTCAGCCGGTGGTTCTGAAGCAGTATCTTCGTCCGAATCGAACCTATCCGGGAAGAGTTGGCGCATACGACTATTAATACGGTCGTAGTAATCATCACTCTGAGGGTTTACGCCCTCTCTAACCAGCTTTTGATGCAGCCCCAGCGCAAGACTGGTCATTTCATCGTCTTGCCCAAACCACTGATTTTGTTTCTGCCAATTCAGTGCTTTGGGGTCAACTTGCGGCGCCGGAGCGGATTCCTGCGTTTTTACAGGAGTTTCTTTCTGCTGTAAAGGCGCCGGCTTCCAGTTGGAAATCTTATCAACTTTGTTAGTCGCTTCGATAAGCTTCTTCTGAGCGGTGACAAGTTGATCAGAATCCCCGCTTTCATAAGCAGCTTTGTACGCTCTTTCAGCCTGCGTAAGCTCAATTCCTGCTCGAGCTTTTGCCTGCTCAATAAGCGCGGCTTGTGTTTTCTCGTGAGTTTCCCGCAGCCGTTTATTCTCATCCATAATGGATTGAGCGTAACGAACCGCCTCTTCACGTTCACGCTCTGCCGCCTCTGCGCGACGGCGCTCATCGTGATACCCGCGAGTGAAGTGCTGAATGCGTTTCCGAACTTTCTCGGAATATTCTGATAGTTCATCCTCCGTTACTTCTGCGGGAGGATCGGCTGGCTTACGGCCCCGGTCTTGTGGGGGTGTGTCATCGACCACCTCAATTTCAACGTTAGACGCCTTGTCCTCGTCTACGTTTTTGGCAGTCGGGTTTCCTGCTACCTCGATATCTTTGTCGTCTTTATCGGGCGTTGGAAACTCAAACTCTACTTTTTCCATCGGCATGTTATTCCTTTCGCAAGGTGTTTATGTCCACCTGAAGTCGGTCTAACTTACTGCGCAAATAGAAGACATAATCATCCTGCTCCTTTTGCCGGGCCTCGAGCGTCTTCAACACTTTGTCCACAGATTGCTGAACTTCCAGCAGTTTGGCTTTCGCGTTGGTAAGCTCATACCAGTAAAAGTCCCAGGTTACGCCTTCGCTTACGTTTTCGATTGTGCTGCTCATACCCGTGTCACTCCCCGTGGATCTGGCACTACCGCTTCAATTGAATCGTCGTTCAACAGTCGATACTCCTGACCATTGACTTTGAAGCGCGTCCCTGAGTTGGGGCGGAACATCACAAAATCACCGATCTTGCACCACGGACCCGTGGGAAATCGCTCTTTATCTGCATACGCTTGATCGCCCATGTCTAGGACAGCGCCCATCATGGACAGAATCTGCTCTGCTTGTTTAGTTTGATCCGCCTTAACAAGCCCGGAGTCATACGTTTCTTCAACCATCGGCAGTGCAATCAGCAGGTGGTATCCCACCGGTTTGGGTAGCTGAGCTTCAAACTCTTCTTCAGTAAGCTCGGGTTTGACATCAGTCATCGTCGTTTTCCATTTGGATTTGCGCGAGGTCTGCTACTTCACGCTTTGCGGTCTCTAGTCCTCGAATCAAGCCGCAAAGTTCTCGGTACTCCGCGTAGTCTTTAGCTGCGCCAGAGGCCACCGAATCAGCAACCGCCGCTGCATGGGCGGTGAGTTTTTCCATCAGCACGTCATAGACGGTCTTTGCCACGTTCAATCCTTGTTAGAGTTTTTGCGCGCATCGACCAAAGCTTTTGCCTGTTCGATTTGCAAACGACTCCGCTCAAGTTGCGCTTGCAGATTTAGGTTGTGCATTTCTGCTGCTTGCCGGAACTTTTGGTTAAATTCCGCCGCGTCTTGCGCTAGCCGTGTTTGCGACGCTACCTGTTCCTGTTGTAGCTTGATTGCATCTGGTTGCGCTTTGGCTGCGTCTGCCTGCGCTTTAAGTTGCAACTCCTGCGCTTTCAAAGCCAAGTCGCCCTGCACCTTTTGAACCTTGGCTGCAGCTTCTTGTTGAGCAATCTGCACCTTGGCCTGCTCCAACTGGAACAACGGGTCTTGAGCAGCCTGTTGCGCCTGTTTTTGTGCGGCTTCCTGCTGATGGATCTGCGTGAGCTGCTTTCCTGCGTCCGCCACCAGCCGCGACAGTTGCAGTTCGATCTCTTCCGGCATCGCATCGTCCGGACCGGGAAGAGGCGCGCCAAGCCTTTCTTCGATCTGCTTGCGATACAAGAACCCAAGGTGCTCGGCAATATGAGCCTGCAAGCTGCCCATTATTTGATTTGCCATCGGGTTTTGACCAATCCCCTGGGCAATCATTGGGTCTTGCATAAATGACTGGTGAGTCGCTAAATGGGCTTCGTGGTCCTGGTAAATGAACGCCTTCATAGGCTTGCCCATCAAAGCACCCATGTTCTCTGACACCGGATCGCGCGGCTTCGCATCTTCAGAACTCGGGATGAGCTTGTCGATGTTCTTAATACCTAGCGTCTCATTCATCTGCCTGTGCAGATATGCCAGGTCATACAGCTGTGGCGCAGACTGCGACAGCTGGAAGGCCGCTTGGTACTGCACAACCCGCTGTGCCATCGTCGAAGCATTCGGATCGCTCACAGGAATAACATCAACCTGTGCGTAATCCTCGCTCCGTGCTCTACGATCTACACCTTCGGGGATGTAGTCATAAGGCTCATCTGCATACTCAGCAATAATCGCTTTCAGGAGCTTGAACTCCTGCTTCATCGCGAAATGCACTCGAGCTTGCACCGCGGCCATCGGTTTTAGCGTGCGCTCAAGAATTGCCAGCGTCGTGCCCACTGGAGCCTGCGCAGACATGTCCGACACATTCATGTCGCTGATAGCGCCAAGCCTACGGCCCTCTTGAGTAATCTTCTCAAGCAGCTGGGCCAGCACTTGGCTCGGCTCTTTGTACGGCAACGTCATAATGTTGTCGCGTACCGACCCGCTGGGAACGTCTACATCTCTAAATTCACCCGGAGCAATCGGGGTGTCATCCCCTTTAATCCTCAGTCCACGAGATTTAAGACCGCCTGGAAGATTTGATAGAGTGCCAGCGTCAACGAGCTGGCGAATGATAGAAGTACCGGCACGGGCATAGCCCCCAATAATGTGAATTAATCCCAAACCGTAAAACCCAAACCCAGGGATATACACGTAATGGGTGAAATGCTGGCGAGGCCGCATCAATTTATCGCCGGGTTCGTAATTTCTACGAATTGCCAGGACTTTAGTAGTCCCGCGGTCGATCGTAACGATGTACGGCTTAGGTAATTCCTCTTCATCATCAATACCAGGCAGGCTCAACTCAGCCTGGATCTCGTGAATTGCGTAGCGATCGTCACTTGTGAGCGTAAATCCGTTCTCTTCCGCCTTGGCTTTCTCAATATCGGTGTGAAATGAGATGGGCTCCCCGAGATCTACGTCCCGATAGAAGCCTTTCGCCATCAAAACGTCCAATTCTCCCTTGGTTTTACGCATTACGTGCGTAATTCTCTCGGCAGTCTCAAGATGTGACGTGCCATAGGGGACAATTACGTCTTCAGCAGGTACAAAAATCGATACTTGCCGCCCTAAACGGGGGTCGTAGTACACTTTTTTGAACGCTGACCCCGCCAATCCCAGCGAATACAGCATTCTTTCGTGTTCTGATCGGTACTCCACCATCCTTTCCGTCAGCTGATAGTTCATATCAGCCTTTACTCGGTCGGCGGCAAGCTCTTTTTCCTTGGTAAAGTCACCCAAAATCTTGGTTTTTACCGGGCCGGCAGCGGGAAATGTCTCGCTCATCGTCTCCGCTTGGAAACGAATCACAGCTTCAGCCAATAGAGTGGAGAAAACACCGCATGCATCGTCCCAAGGTTCGGTTCGCTCTTCATATTTGAAGCCCAAAACCTGTAGACCTTTTACGTACGTGTCCGCCCACTCCTTCCTAGACTGAAGGTCTGAGTCAACCTGCTCCAATAGCTCAGACGCCAAGGAAGCCAGCTCCCCGTCATCCAATACTTCAGCCAAGTTTTCATCAAACTCACCCTCCCCCATGGCATCAGGGATCAGCGTAATCTCCATACTGCCATCAGAAAGCGTGACGGAGTCCGGGTTTTCGATTTCAATCTCAAGCTCTGGCCCCTCTTCTAATGCCGCAAGCCCAACGGGTGCTGCATATAGACCTTTATCCATAAAACTGGTCGCCATGTTGGCTCCTAGTAATAAGCGCGTTTGCGCCGGAATGACCGCGGCTCGTCGTCTTCGTCAGAATCCAAACGCACAAAACCGCCCTGCCGGAATCGTATCAGTGCCTGCGTAGTGCTGTCACACAGGTCATCATGCGCGCCATTTGGAAAAGCCGCCAGTTGTTCGGCTACCTCATCAGCCCAGCGCGTCCCCGGCCTCCATACTTTCCCACTTCTAAACAAATCTGCCACCGCATTCATACGGACAAATTTGTCGTTACCCCTGTGCGGTGAATACTCCGATACCGACAAACCCATTCGTCTCAATTCAAAGATCAACGGGTTCCCAGCAGCTTTCGCTTCCACAACGCACGCATCAGGATTCCACTCCTGATAGCTCGAGTACGCCTTCTCCTTTAACTCCGGAAACTCCATCCGTTTCTGGAAAGCATCCAACAGGATGATGTGCGCATCGTTCTGGTCTTCGTTGTGGTAAAACACCCCCCACGTCGTACACGCCGAGAAGTCACTTCTCTCGTTTTTCGTAAACGCCGTGTCCCAACTCTGGATAATGAACTCACAAGGCGGCGGATCGTCCTTCTCCCACATCTTCCACCACTCTCTCTTTACGATCGCCCCTTCTTCCGCGGTCGGACTTTGCTGATACTGCGCATTCCACTTGGCCGGTGCCAGCTCTTCCCTCAGAGCCTCCAACTCTTTTATCGACCAGAACTCCGGCCACAAAGGATTCCCACTCGGCATAATCGCGGGAAGTTCTATCACCTCCCACTCATCTGATCTATCTAACTGCGCCGCCCTATCCAACAACCGGCCAGTCAAATCCCGCGCACCCCACCGCGTCATCACCACAACAATCGCAGCACCCGGCTGCAACCGCTGTCTAGGTCCAGACTCGTACCACTCATACACCTTGTCAAAAACTTCCGGACTCGACCCAGCCAATACCGCTTCCTGCTCTGAATGAGGATCGTCAACAATAAACAGGTCCGCTCCCTTACCCGTTACCGTACCCCCCACCCCGATAGCAAAATACTCCCCACCCTTATTCGTCGCCCACCTACCCGCCGCTTTACTGTCCTGCCTCAACGTCACACCCGGAAAGACCTTTGCGTACGCCTCCGACAAAACCAGGTTCCTCACCTTCCGCCCAAAGTTCACCGCCAAATCCGCCGTGTTGGAAGCCTGAATCACCTTCTTATTCGGGTACTTTCCCAAGAACCAACTCGGCAAAAGGTAACTCGCAAACTCACTCTTCGTATGCCGCGGCGGCATGTTGATGATCAACCGCTTAACCTTCCCCTCCGCAATCTCCTCAAACTTCTTCGCCATCACCGCATGATGCCGCCCATGGATAAACCCCGGCCACATCACCTTCACATACTCCATAAACCCCTTATTCGCCTTCTCCCGCGTCAACGCATCCTTATACCCAGCTACCTGCTCCAGTAACTTCTGATACTCGTCCTCAGACAACCGCCCAATCAGCTCTTTTAAGTTACTCATGCTGCACCGCAACACACTCTGAGAGGTGCCAAAAAAACAAGGCCGGTATCAATGCTCATTGTGCGCTGCATCAATTGATGTTCTTAAAGTTCAAATACACAGGCCTCACACTCCTAAACTTCCCCTCAATCCGCTTTACCGCCCCCAACTCCACCAACTTATCAATAATCCTCTTCGTGTTCGCTATCCCAGCCTTCCCCCTCACATACGCTATATCCCTATACGAAGGCGCATAGCCATACTTCTTCCACCACTCATCAATCACCAAAAACACTTCACTCTGTACAGGCGTCACAAGCTTCTCCAGCACTTCTTCCTTCGTTGGAGGGTTCCTACCCAGCAACATCTTCTGATTAATCAATATCTTACGCTTGGGTTTCAACGTAATGTCTCACGTGGTAACGTTACCACTTTTCGGTAGGTGCCATATCCCCACCTATTGTGTTCTCGGTACCATCTACCGGGGGGTGTTCGCCATCCGAGGGGGTGGGGGCGTCTCCAGAGGAAATTTGGGACTGAGTGTGGGGAGTGCTATGTCTGTCGCCATGGTGCGTCGCTTCGCCGTCGTGGGGGGGTGGGCCTGGGTGGGGGTCCGCGGGCGCCGATTCTGGAGCAAGCTCCGCCAATAGCGAATCAGCGTCCGCAGTAGCAGGCATGTCAACCGTGCGCATCAGGTCGCGGATCTCATCGAGCAGCGCTTCCCTTGCCTGCGCGGTATCGTTGACGGTCCGGACTTCCCTGCGCTCTGTGAATGCTGCCACCTCTGTAACAGTACCCAGCACCCGTGCTGCTTGCACTCTGACCGCAGGGGCAACGTCGCCATCGAGGAGGGTTTGCGTCAGGGTTTGGACTACCAGAGCACGCAA